GTAGGACCAGTGTAGCCCGTATAGCCAGTAGGACCAGTGTAGCCCGTATAGCCAGTAGGACCAGTGTAGCCCGTATAGCCAGTAGGACCAGTGTAGCCTGTATCACCTGTTGGTCCAGTGTATCCCGTGTAGCCTGTTGGTCCAGTGTAGCCTGTTGGGCCTGTATCACCTGTAGGGCCAGTGTATCCCGTATAGCCTGTTGGACCAGTGTAGCCCGTGTAGCCTGTAGGACCTGTTGAGCCAGAAGCTATATGTTGATTTTGATAAATCCATTGTTCAATTGTTGCATCATATATTAAAATTTCTTTCATGAGTTTTATTTTACTACTAAAAAATGAATCAAATGAATAATCAATATACAAACTATCTTCTGAGTAGAAGGCCAACTGTTATTACAGGTGCCGATGGACAACCAATTATTATTCCGCCATTAAATACTGACATACGAATACCAAACGAAATCTCTCAAAGAGAAGACTTTAGTCAACAATCATTTCACGAACGCGAAGATCAATTGAGAAAAAATCAAAAATTGGCATACAATGCTTATAGTGGGCATCGATCTCAATAATTTCGCAAAATTTTTCCTCGTAAACTAAAAACATGACAACTACTGGATCAAATATTACTAGCGGATTTATCGATCTTGCTACTTTTGATGAAATTGAAAAATATCAATATGGTTCTCAACAATCATTTGCATACTTCGTTAGAGAAACTCGAAAATCAACATGGTTTACACAAGTACCTGTTATTCTTTCACGATCTTCTGGACAAGCTGGTTTTGATCAAGAATGGTCTGTATCTATATCCAGAGCAGGAGACTATCTCCTTCAAACATGGTTACGTCTGCTAATTCCTTCTGTAACCCTATTATCTAATAATCCATTTGGAGACGATGGGCGTATCAGATGGTCTCGTAACTTCATGCACAATTTAATCCGGGAATGTAACATTTCATTCAACGATTTAGTCGCTGAAAGATTTGATAATTACTTCCTTGACTTCTGGGCCGCGTTTACTGTGAGCGCAAGTAAACGAGTCGGTTACGACAATATGATTGGAAATGTAGACAGTCTTCTCGCCCCTCATGCTCCTGGATCTCCAACCCGATCCCAATATCTAAATCTACCACTACCTTTCTTCTTCACTCGTGATAGCGGGTTAGCGCTTCCAACCGCGGCTCTGCCGTACAACGAGATGCGCATCTCATTTAGTTTCCGTAACTGGACAGATCTTCTTGTAGTTGAAAATTCAATTCTACCTGCCAATACATCTCCTTACCGAACTCCTGTTGTCGGAGTAGACATTTCAGAAGCACCTGCCCTCGTAAATGTACAAGTGTGGGCCAACTACGCAATTGTCAGCAATGAAGAGCGTAAAAGAATGGCGTGCGCACCCAGAGACATTCTCATTGAACAAGTTCAAACAGCACCACGGCAAATTTTCTCTCCTGGGGTTAATCAATACCCAACGTATGACATCAGGTTCTCTCACTCGATAAAAGCTCTTTTTTTCGCTGCACGTAATACTACTACTTCAAATATATGGAGCAATTACACCACATCCTCTCCCGTTCCAGGACCTCAAGTTGACATATATGAACCTCCCACTTACGCATTTGATCCAATGGGTAATGTCACTCTCACGTATGAAAACACCAATCGTCTCAATGTGATGGGTTCAGACTACTTTACACTCATCGAGCCTTTCTACAAAGCACCTTCTATACCAGATCGCACTGGATATCATTTATACTCATACTCACTCGCCTTTTTCAACTCTGATCCTCTCGGTTCAACCAATTACGGCAAACTTACGAACGTTAGCATATCCCCACAGGCTTCCCCAGAATCACTTATCGCCGCGGCTGGATCAGCTCCTGTGGGATCAGGGCAAAATTACCCGCAAACATTCGAGTTCATCGTTATCGGTGTAAATGCGAACATTATCAGAATATCAGGTGGAGAAATACCAAAGCTCCACAACAGATGCAGGTGGGATCGAGAGGTCCCGGGACAGCAAACGACCGCAACGGTTGAGCGTAGCTTGGGCTGTGCCCAATTGGCGAAGCCAAGCTCAACTCTAGTCATGTGCTGTTAACGAATCATGAGACCAACATGATACCTTGGTAGCATCTAGTCGGCCACGATCTCGGGCCTCGAGGTGGGATCGTGGTGGTACGGGGATGACAGTCCCTACCTAGCGAAATCATGTTCATGATTCGCGAACAGGCAAGACGAGTGAAAACGGTCAAAAGTCGTGCATCTGCTGGAGATGCGCGGGTGAGACCGTCGGTTCAAGAGCGCCGAGAGGCGCTCACCTTGGATCGCTACAGACTGGGTCACTTGTCGGTCAAGAACCAGTTGCGCTGATATGAGGCAATTGGGAGTTGGCTTAATGTTCAGTCGGGCCCTGGCAAATGCGCGCTTTGCGCCTGCGTGAGCCAGCTGTGAGAGGAGAGTGGCGCTTGAAAAGAGTCGCCACAGGAGCTCACAGGGGTTGTTCGCTGTAAGCAACCTGGGAAATAGGTTCATAAACACGAACCTATTTTGCATTGGGATTTCCAGTTTTGTAAAAATTTATTATGGAGAGCGTTTATTATTTTCAAAAAATGCCTTAGAAGAAGAGTTGAATAATATCATTAGTATTATCAACAATCAATACAAACATTCATTTGTACAACTTTGATTATATATCTGTTCAGATATATAATACGGCGCAACTACTGGGACCTACAATTTATAGTGGGATCCGAACCACTCTACATCATTCAATCGATTAATTGTACCAAATCTTTCCTTTATCATTCGACATAATCCAACCGCAATTTTTTAATGAATAACCTTTTTCTTTAGCCATAATGTCCATCAGTCCATAGATATTTCCATGTTTCGTGTAGTAATAGACTTGCGATCCTCCGAATACACAATTTTTTGATTCGTTCGATTCAATGTACATTGCATATTGATCATAAAATCCCTCGTCAGAATGATGTTCATAAGGATCGAAACCGAGTAAATTCTCACGACCTAAACAAAAAAGATAACCAATTAATTTGTTTTTTAATGAAATACTATACAAGTACTTATTAAGCTTGTTACATTTAGCGTTTTCATGATATCTTCCAATCAAAAACGTAGATTTTTGGAACATATTCCTTGTTTCTAATTTTTTAATTTCAAATCGTTCGCTACCTTCTTCTTCTGGATCCAGATGGAGTAATTTTACGTTATTCAAGTTTTCATACCAATTACTTTGAGTAGTGAGCCAACTATTTTTATTTGTTGAAAATTCAACGGAATTGACGATTAAATGATCAATTCGGTCGACCATATGCATCACATTTCGCGTAATTCGATAATGAAGAATGCTAGTATCCTCAAAAATATTCAAACAATTTGGTGTCGTGCAAATATCTTCTGGATCAGAACTATCGATGTGCTGAAGTAAAAAATTATTTTCAATACCGTTAAGATCAATAGTTCCTTCGGCTACCAAAACACGTTTTTCATATGTCTCCATTAGATCGTAAGCTTTTTTGGAAATATCGGTTAGTGCGGTTGCTGTAATAGGTACGAGATAAGGAGTTAGTCTAACATCTTTTTCAATTGTTTTACTCGTTATGCTGGACCAGAGTTCTAATAAGAACGTCAAGTCAAGCTCATACGTCTTGTGGATCCAAGCAATAAATTTATCAACTTTGTTGTAACTTATCTTGGATCCTTCGATCGTAATTAATAACGGGTCTTGAAAAGAAGCCCACTTCTTTAACAGAATGGATCTTTCAACCCCAACATGTGTTGAGAATTGAGAAATGTTCCATTCAATCGTTTTTTCAATATTTCGCATTAAGCAATCCATATTCGTAATTATTTTTTTTATGTTTCATCTTTTCAATTTTTCAACTTTTTTATCAAGCCAAGCTCACTTCATTCAAGTGTTGCATGGAAGCCCATTTGGAGCCCGTATAATTGTTTCATTTTCGTAGAAAATGAAACTTTAACAGCTTTGCTTCTAAAATTTTAGGTTTATCAAACGACAAACTTATTCGAATTTATTTCATTCATAACTTTAATCAACTCTTCTTCATCAATATCCGAGTTTTCAATGCTTAAACTATTCCCTGAAAATATAACATCTCGTTTTTTAAGATCGTCTCTTATTCGAACAAACAAAGTTTTACTATTTGGCTGACATTGAAGATCTAACAATACTTCAATGTTGTACACTGACTCTTGTCGCTTCTTAGCAGCTTGAGCATTTGAATTCTGAGCTCTAATGACATAGTACGGATAGTCATCATCGTTACGCTTGAGTAACAAAAATCGTTCTTGTTTTGAAGCCTTATGAGGTAAAGGTGCTCGTTCAACACATGCTAAACCAAGTTTGGTCTTCACATCTTTAACGTCCTCGTGAAGACTTGTATTCTGTTCAATTAGAGTGTCGTTCTGTTCTAAAATTTCGTCTATCTTCTCTTCTTGTTTTATTGCTCGTTGTTCAGATTTGATACTCATAGTTTTAAGCTGTTGCATCAACTCATCAATACGATCGTCTTTTAACTCGAGCTGATGTTCTTTTTCACGTTCTCTGAAACAAGCGGTATAACAAGCATACTCTCTGACCAAATCTTCAAGGTCTAAATAGTAATTGCGTATAGTATCAGCAGCTTTTGTGTTAAGCATCATTACAGCTTTTTTAATATCTCTTGGAGCCATTATGATAAAACGTTGTCTTGTTCTAGCAGCATTATGCGGTAATAATGCTGCTTCTTCGGCGATAGTCGGATAATTGGAAGCTTCAGGATCATTGTATGTTAATTCTTGATATGGAACATTATTGCGAATAAGAAGATCTTTAAATTTACGCTTCATTGTATAGTCTTCTCCTT